TCCTTAATGGTCTGCACTATCACGGCAACGATCAAAGCAAGCACCCCGAAGATGGTCAATAATGTTGCCAGATGTTCAATGATTAATGTATTATTCATTTTTCCCTCCTAATTTTTCGTGTGATAAAAATGACAGTATCTCTTTTGTGGCATCATCGATGTCCTTGTCAGGCGACAGCTTGCCTAGCGACTGGAGCATAGCGAGGAGCGCGTTCATTTGAATCTCCATATATTTTCTCAGCGATTCCGTTGCATCTTTCTGGTTTGCTATCTTCCTGTCATGCTCCCGGATGATCCTGTCGTTGGTCGTGACCCATGCCTCTATCTCGTTGAGCCGTCTGTTGTCATTCTCGAAAAAAGCATCATGTTTTTGAAGTTTCTCGGCGTTGGCGCTTATCTGCTCATTCTGGTTTTCCTCCGGCTGTTTCGCGCGTTTGACCAGGTCATATATGATGCGTGCGCCTTTGGAGAGTTTTTCCAAAGCGACCGATATTGCTATGGCTCCGGCGAAGAGATACATTACAAGTTCCTGTGGCGTCATATTTATTGGCTCATTCATCATGCCCTCCCTTTTGATGTTTTTGGGAATGAATTAAACTTTTAAGGTACAAAAAGTATAATTCATTCCCTGAATCCATTCTTTTTGCTCCTAATGGTCCATGATGTACTGCCTCATGCTCTCCTTGTCCTTAAAGTAGCATGAAGCGCAAGGCTCCTGGGAATACGGTATATAGCTGTTGTTACATTCCGAGCAGATATACTTCTTGTCGCATTTCTTTTTACACTTGCAACATCCATCCAGGCCGCACTTCCCATCGCCTCTTTTGTATCTGCATTTAAAGCTGTCAGTGTACATCAATAGTCCTCTCCCGAGATGAGCTTATACTCATCTTCTGTGATGAAATGCTTCTTTACTGCGTTCCTGAGCCCTTCTTTTGTGAGTCTTCCCTCGTCATAGAGCTTCTTTAATCTGCCAAACATATCCGGCCCTCCTTATTCCAGTATGCCTAAGAGCAGGTCGGTAATGATATCGTCCTGTTCCTTTGTGAGTTCTTCCAGTTCCTTGACGCGTGTCTTTAAGGTCTTTGCGTCCTCACCGCCTTCGGCTTCCATTGCCTTTGCAAGCCATTCCTCCCTGTTTGCTTCCACGGCATCCATGAGCCCTTCACGGTAATTGGTCTTGACGGCGTAGTGATCCGCTTCAAAGTTCGTTACGGTATTGCCTTCCCCGTCATCCTCGTCTACTGCCGTGATGTTCTCACAGAAATGGACTGTACACTCGGCTCCGAGCTTATCGTTAAGCAATTCGAGCCAGGTTGCTTCCGGTCTTATTGAGTATCTTTCCTTCATGGCTTATAATCCTCCTTAGTCTTCTGAATCTTACCTTTCCGGTGATGTACTTAGTTATAAAATGATGAGAATTAGATCTCTTTATCCATCCCATATAAGCGACCATGCCTGATGCATTTCTTACCGATATCGACGGCATCCGGCGGAGCTTAGAAAGCTTACGCTTTATGCGTTTCAAGATAGTCTTTCTCATCTCCGTATGCCCGTCCTTATAGAATTTGAACCCGATAAAATCAATGGGGCGGTTCTCAAGTCTGAATATCTGCCAGTTGTCCTTTATCCGGAGTCCAAGTTCCATGAGCCGATCATCGAGAAATGTTTTTAGTCTGTGAAGTTTTCTCTTATTAGGTCCTATCACTACAAGATCATCTACGTATCTGGTGGAGAAATAATCTTTACCGAGAAATTTCCGTATCTCGTGGTCGATGTGTTCAAGAAGCAGATTACACAGCCAGCGTGACGGATCTATGCCGATAGGTATGCCGTAGCCCTTACGGAATACCTCGTGTTCTTCCGTGGATACTTCCGGATCCACAGCGTCATAGCTGTTAAGGATAACCCGGTAGAGCCACAATACTTCTTTGTCTTTAATTTTTCTCTTAAGACATTCCATCATCTTTTCGTGGATTATGGAATCGTAGTATTTCTTGATGTCCATCTTAAAGACATATTTTGCCTTTTTAGGGTGTTTCCGGATGAAACGCTCTATGCCTTTCTTTGCCCTTGCCGGTCCCCTTTTCTTTACTGATCCGCAGCAATAGTAGTCCATACCCTTCATTATGACTTTTGCCATTACTCCATCCAGCGCATGATGCACACACTGATCCGGCCAGAATCTGGGCTTTGCAAGGCGTCTCCGCTTCTGCTTTATACCGTCATTTATGTATCTCACTGAATAAGGCGAGGGTACATAGCTGTGGGTAAGGAGCATTTTCCGGAGCTTCCTTGCATATTCAAAAAGGTTTTCAAGTACGATCTTCACATTACGCCTGTGCCTCTTGCCTATGGATGCCCGTAATATGGCCCTTATGCAATTAGCAAGGCTGCATATTTCTTTATATAGGTAGCCTGTTCGTTTCATGTTACTTATGGTTTTGTTTGCTTTTATCTCTAATAGCCGCCCTCATGGTAGTTCGAGACTTAACCTACTAGACCATGCCATTCGTCGGGCGTATTTTTAGCAAGTGCTAAGGACTGGGGTTGTGCCAATTATTTATCGCCAGGCGCAGTGCAAAAGCACCGAACCTGTCGGCTATAAGAGGACGGGAGCCGTAGTTCGCGTTCGAGTTCGAGAACGTGTTGTTGCAGTTCCGATAGCGCAGAGAGACCTGCACGCCATTGTTAAACGTGCCGCCGAAGAACGCAAACGACTCAATGCACTTCCGAAGCCCTGAAGGATTTACAGTTACAATTTTTATAATTTATATATTTACTTCCACGGGGGAGAAATCCCCCGTGTGCCCCCTTGGAATGGGGTTTATCGCTTTAGAGGACGGGAGCCGTAGTTCGCGTACGAGCGCGAGAACGCGCCGTCGCAGGCCCGAAAGCGCAGAGAGACCAGCACGCCATTGTAAAACGTGCCGCCGAAGAACGGCCTTTGGCCGTTCTTATTCTTCCAACACATTGCGGCTTCATAAGTCTCAGATCCGCCGCTAACATCTTCCGGCATCTGAAGGATCGGATATTCCCTGATGAAATGTTCCTTCTTGGTATATCCGGACATATCGTTATTGCTTGCAGTGGGACTCAGAGCCAGTGTCTTTGAAAGCTTTGTGTAGCCTGTGCCGTAGGCATCAGAATACTTTGAAGGATCCGTACATACATACATCTCAAGACACATATCGGTTGAGTTGAACTTAAGATTCATTCCATCGACGCCTGTGTGCATCATGCCGTAAGGATCCTCAACGTAGAGACATCTTACGGAATGAAGTCCGTCATTTGCTCCGGCGGTTCCGTTAGCACTTGCCATGCCGACGGTCTTGCCGGTGATCTGAGCCGCACGCCATACCTTTGAGTTTGAATCAATGTTTACGGCAGCGCCGTCAAAGGTGAGATCCTTGCATCCGGAAATTGAGCTTTCAGCAATAGCTGTGATGGTCCTATCCATTGCGATTGAGTAGTTCCACATAGCTGTTCCGATCGAAATAGTCTGACCTACCTCAAATTTTACAGCGTCGGCATTTGTGATACTGATCACATTCACGCCGGTGCCGGTGTTCTTTGCTGCATAAGCTGTTCCGCCGGACTCACTGAATCCTCTTCCGAAAGTCGACCTGAAATTTGCATTTGCACACATAATCTCACAGAGATATGTGAATATCTCCCAGGCCCATACGTCGATAATCTGCCAGTCATCACCGTTGGTGAGTACGGCTGTTCTCATGTTGGTTACGGGGGTGTTATGACAAGGTGCAACTCCTGCCCTTGATACAAAGTGACCGTCGCTGTTGATGGATCCTAAGAAGATCGGGAAATAGAAATGATCCCGAGTGGTGCCGTCCGCCCTCTTCATGAGATCCTTGACATATATGCTGTTCGGATATCTCGGAGAGTCCGCGATAACCTTGTACTCCCAGTTCTGACCGTTTGAGTCCGTCTGGAAGTAATGAGCGATATACATCTCTGTAGGTATCTCGTCCATGACTGAGGTGTTCTCTGCGGCTGTATCATCTGTACAGTACCAGTCAAAGTCTGCGTCACCGAGATATGCGAGGACTGTTCCGTCCAGTTTAAGGTTACATGGCTTGATCTGGTTATATGGCCACATCTCCATGAGATCGTTCTGTACGGCGCCGTTACCACGGGCAAACTCAACGGTAGCGCCTGCTGCCTGTCCTATTCTTGTCCATACTGTTGATGACTGTGGCGTACCGTCTGCTGCACACTTTCTCTTGATGCCGACCATTCCGGCGCTTGCCTCTTCAAGAGCTGTCACACGGTCCTCAAGGATATTGAAATCCTCGATTGATACAAGTCCTCCGGGGCTTACGTGTATGGTAATGCTGTCGGCATTGCCTACGCTGATGTAATCAAGATATCTTAATGAGCCCGGTGCTACGTTGTTATAGGCCGGCATCCAGTCAGGGTGTTCCGGATCCGCAACGGTTACGCTATAGAGTACTTCCACGTTGTCAGAGCCCTTAGCGTATACACCTATCTCTGTTACATAAAAGCCTGTTGTGACTTCAAGGTTAGAAGCATTAAGAGTAAGCTTACAGGTGGCTGCGTTCACAACTTCTGCTGATGTTACGGGATACTCTTTCTTTGCACTTCTCAGCGAGGTCATAGCCGCGATGGCTGCGGTTGACTCACTTCCGGTGTAGGTTCCGTTACCCAGGACGAACTTCGTGAACGTGATGCTCGATGATGTCCCGGCGAGGCACTTCGCATGAAGCTCTGCACCTTTCTGTGTTAATACTTTCTTGTAATTTCCCAGCATGATTAACCTCCGTTATATAATTTACCGGGCGTGGGAACGCCCGGAATTTGATGATATTAAGATCAATAAACGATAACAGCCTGAATGCACGACATCATGAAATCTCCACGACTTCCCTTTGAGCATTGGGCGACTACTTTTATGGTATCCCCGGCCGAAGCTGAGAATGATTGATTAAACATTGATCCTCGGAATAGATTCGCACCGTTTGCGATGTTTCTGTTATCCATAAGAACGCCATTTTTGTAAATCGCGCAAGTGCTCCACGAATCAGCGTCGGTATAATACCAGCCACCCGTAGAACCGCCATAGTACACTATTCCATTGGCCGGCATCGTGAACGACTGTTCATTATAACTTTCACTTGAACCTCTTGCGTCGTAAGCCGACACGCCTATAGCTTTCTTGTTGCCGTACCATGTGCCGGTTATTCCGGCAAGGGTTTCGCCCTTCTTTATCTTTCCGGCCGTGAGTGCCATAGTGCCGTTGATCTTTCCAATCTTACCGTAAGCACTCTTACCGCTCAGGATGTGACCGGCTTCTGCCGTGGCGTCTGCTCCGTATGTTCCACTCAGTCCGGCGATGGTGGTGCCGTTCTTGATAACGCCCGCCACAATTCCGAGAGCGGTGCGGAGCTTGTCGAGACCGATAGCAAAGAAAGTAGGCTTTGAGATGTATCCGGGATCTCCGTTATACCGGATCTCGAATCGGTCCGTGTTATCGCTGTTCTTAGTCTGATAGCAAGCATCCCCCACAACTACGGGAGAATTATCAGAGGACGTGTGCTTAATGGTTGCATCCCCTGAGATGTTCTTCATTGTTCCGGATCTGTAAGCGCCGTTAGACCATGCACCGTAACCCTTAAGGATCTGAGCATTGGAAGCATTAGCATCAGTCCCCTGGGGCTGTGTCTGAGATCCTAAGGAATTGGCTCTTACAGTGCCCTGCTGGTGAAAGCCCTTCGGGATGGTGTAGCTCTCACCACAGTTAAGGCTGGCTGCTGCCGCCGCATAGTTTCCGGCATTGCCTATCTTCCGGCCATCCTTGTCGTAATAAACCTTACCGTCCCTTACATCTTCCCCGGTTGCCGTAGAATCAGAACCGTATGTTCCTGTCACTCCTCCGGCCGTCTCTCCGTTCTTTATCTTTTCAGGCTCAATACCTATCTCCGCAGGATAACACCCCACGTATGCCGACGTGCCTCCGGGATATTTACCCAAAGGCGGAGCCAAAGCTATCTGTATATCGCCATTAGTATCTGTCTTTGTCTTTATGTCTACTGACTGATGTACCGGGATGTTTGGATGTGAATTGTCGAGTCCCGGTGCGCCGTGCATCTCCGCACGGTCAGGGAGTGTTCCTGTCTGCTCTTCCTCAGAGCCTTCACCCACGAACACACGTCCTGCCACTACATCAGCCGGATCCGCCGTGAGGGAATCAAAATCAATGGTATCGCCGCCAGGCATCATTCTAAGGATCATGATGAGCTCACCCCCTTAAGTGTTAATCCGAAATTTGCATCAGGCTTTCTCCCGTAACATTCAAGAAGTACGCTGCCGTTCTGTCCTGTAGCTACACCCTTGCCGAAGAAGAGTGATAATGCTTTTTTCTCGGCTACAATCCCGCTTCCGGTGGTGGCTATCAGCCTCGGCCAAACTTCCACGTCCATGGAATCCGTCATGTTCGCTACTGTTATGGTCTGAGAATATTTAACAGTACCGTCAAGAGCTGCGCCTGCCTCCCAGTTAACTTTAGGAACCGTTATGTTGGTTTCCGCAAGCTTTGCCTGTATCGCCACTATGGCATTACGGTTAGCTGTGATCTGTGCCTGCAAGGTCGCGGAAGCTTCGGCGCCAAGCGGGAGCTTGAAGTACTGCATCTTACCTTCGTACAAAGTCCAGACATAAATTTCCGAAGTATTCACGTCGATGTATACTGAGTCTGTACGTCCTGTTTTCGGGAACTCTGCGTAAGTCTTTGTGACTACCGGCGGAGAAGTCCAGCCGTAAGCATTGGCTTCATTTGTCAGCTTTGTCAGGTATTCGCCCGCCGAACCGCCCATAAGTCCGGCAAGTATGGAATTGACTGCGTTCCTGAACGCCGTATATTCCGCTGCGGATACATGAGCACCGTCCATGTTGATAGTGACGGTATTCGCATTTGCTACCTCAAGGTTTATCCTCTGCACGATGTTTGAAATACCTACACCGTTATACGCCGGAACATAAGTGGTCTGTTCCTCCGATGCAAGGATCGCATATACTATCTCGCCTACTTCCGGATCATCTGCAAAAATAGCCGCTTCGTTTAAGTAGTAGAGCTGCACCAGTTCTTCATTAGTGATATTCACTGTAACGACTACCGTTGAGCCGTTACCTGCCGGGATGGATATGTCAGAAAAACTAAACTCCTGCCTCGGCTCTTTCAGTTCGGTTGCGTATTCAAGGTCTTCATCAGCTCTCCACAGTCCGGATCCGGTGCCGAACTTTGTAAAATTTATTGTTGCCCGGCCTGCCTGGGCTTTTGCTATCAGCTCCTGCCCCTTTCTGGTCAGCGCAAATCTTGTAAATATTGCCATTGTTCCCCTCCTACATCAGTACGGACAGTGAATCCGAAGATACGCCTGCGCCGACTCTTGTGTCCTGTTCTATCTCGCTCTCGCCCAGTGTCTCGAAAAGTATGGTCTGCGTATCGAACGATACCGCCATTCCCACTTCAACCGGCATCGGCACATCCCGTTCAAGCTCTTTCCGGAACAGAACCACGTCCTCTAAAAGCTCCGAGACTTCACCGAGGGCAAAGTACTGTCCGATCGGGTATGCCTGGTCCTTATCATTGATATTGACATCATTTGTGATGGTGCCGGTCTCGTCCCAGGAATAACCTACGCCATGAGTGAAAGGCTTTTTGATGTCCTGAGTAGCGGTGATGCTCATTATGTGTGAAGACTCATTCTTTACACGCTCGATAACCTTTACCATCTGCTCGTAGAGCCCTGGCGTAAGCTGTGCGCCCGTTGTGATATCAAAGGTTCCCGGAGTTCCGGGACCGTCAGGAAAGTCATACCACTCGACGATCTCACCTTCTCCGAAAATCAGTGTCACAAGATCCTGAACCGCTTTCTTTGTACCAGCTCTTGACTGCCAAATGATCGCATTCTTAACGAGGCTCCGCTTTGTATCCAGATCCAAGTCTTCCGAGTAATACGGAGCGTTAAGCTCGAGTGCCATCAGGTCGAGGAGTTCCTCAGACGCATTATCGATATCCGAAAAGAGGTACGTGCGCTTTTGATCTACCAGGAGCGATGCGACAGCCATTTTGAAAGCATAGCTTATTGCTGCCACATCCGCCTTTTCCTTAAAAAGCGAGGGCATAAGCTCCAAAAACTCGCCATCCTCATACTTAATCATTCTCGAGACCTCCATATGTCACTGTCTGGGATGTGAGCCTTGCCACTTCTCCGGATGCTATGGTGGTGAACACAGGTGATGTGACTACCACACGCTTTGCGCCGGCTTCCTTTACAAGTTTCACAAGCTCATCCGGATTGATGTCCCTGCCTATCTTGGTCTTCTGCCACATGACATACTTTGATACCGCATTATTGACTGCATTTTGTATGGTCAGCGCCGATGCAGCATCTGACTGGTTGATGTAATATGTCATGTTAATGCTGTAATTTACAGTATCCGGAGCTTCTACGGAAATGAGATCCGTCAGCATCTTTATATCCGGACTTTTAAGATACGCTGTGAGACCGTTGATATATTCGGCCTGCGGCAGCTCTCCGTTTGCCAGGATGCACCTTATTTCCACTTCCCTAGGAGTCGGCGATGTGATCGATACATCCTCTATGGTCGAATCATAGGTTCTTACATAGTATTCATAGGCTCCTTTTGATCCGGCAGAAGTATATGATTCCGGCGCCAGCAAGATACGTTCTCTTAAGTCATCATCTGACTCAATGTCTCGTCCGTTTTGCGCCTTAGTGGTATTGGTAACAGAATCTATGAATGGAACAGCTGCTTCCATCTTGTCGATCTCACCTATGGCATAAACATTTCCGTCTGTTCCCGGAGTATCGCAGGTCGCCTCTATATCCACATAAGTATCGCCTGCTGCAATCTCGGCATATTCCTGTGTACTAAAGTAAACACCGTCACCGGCTGTCGCTCTGGATCCGGCAGGAACCGGAGTAACGGATGTTCTTGTGCTTGTCATGGAATACCTGAGTGTGACTGTTGCACCTCTGGCCGGATTCCTTGTGACACCTTTGAGGGCTCCGAGGTTCTCAAGAAACTTGCCTGTCGCATACTTAAGTAGTCCCATCTTGCCCGCCTGATCTGTCTTCTGGAAAGCCTGATAAATAAAATAGGCACCCGTTGATAGAATCAACCTTCTATCATCCGCGGCACCTAATGTAATATCTTTCCCCGTCAGTTCTTTTCTTTTTTCCCTGAACCACCGGATCATATTTTCCTCGAGCGTCTCCACCGACAGATTGTCTATGAATGACACATCAGGATAATTCATGATGGAGTCAAGATTCCTTGTACTCATTCCTCGTCCTCCTCTTCATTGTCTTCGTTCTCAGCCAGCTCTATATGTACGTTGACCGTTACCTGGCCATCTTCGCCATACTCAAACTCAACGGACTCGACCTCTACTCTGGGCTCCCATTCCTCTACCTTTTCCATGAGATCCACAGCATAATCATTTTCGAGATCTTCTGGAATGGATGATAATGATGACCACTTAAGCCCCAGACCTCTGTTCAGCGGCATGGAGCCTTCGGGGATCGCGAGGATATTCTGGAGACAGTCTATGATGTTATTTATCTCTTCTGACTCGTTCTCTGGTATGAAATTGAATTTCATGGTATCCTCCCTCAGTTATATTCCGTCATGGTCACATCTATCTTCATGGAGTATATTTCGCCTTTTTTCAACACAATATCGTAACCGGTAGACATCTTCGTGATCATTGCCTCCTTTAATATCCGCCGTCCTCCTATTACCAGAGGATAATACTGTCCGGCCTCTGCTCTCTTAAGCAGCTTCTTTTCAACCTCTATCGGCCTGTGGCAGAGCAATGCATTAAGTTCTATCGTAAAGGTCAACGTATCAAGATCAGGCCCTGTGAATTCAAGCAAAGGTTTTTTTCCACCCATTACCTTGTGCTTTTGTGTGTTTGCCGAGAATGAGTGTTTCATGCCTTTAAATGTCAAAACACGTTCGTCAGATGTCTGGAATTTTATTCCGCTCCCCCAGTTTCCTATCCTCATATGTCACCTCACAAAACCTCATTCTTTATCCGGATGAGCTCGGAAAGAGTTATCGTACCTGCGGATCCGGATAAGGATAATTCTCCGCCCATGGCATTTATTGATGCTCCGCCATCCACGGCCTTTCCTATCACGTACCCGGCTTCTCCGCCATTTGACAAATGAAGCACAAGCACCTGATCGTCCTTCTGAAGTAACTGTTTACATCCTAGTGGTGCAAACACTCTCACATTCTGGATAACCATTCCGCTTCTGTCCGGATAATAAACAGATGCGGTACCTTTAGCCGCATCGAACGACGATATGTAACCTACTCTTACATCCTGACCGCCTGCCATGTCCGCATCTCCTATAATCTGTTAAAAATCTTATATCCCCGGACGGTCATCTTATGTCCGGAGCTGCCACTTACTGTATGGGTAACGCTTGTACAGAAATACTTTCCGTTAAGTCTTCCCATTCCAGCTATATTGAACCTGTTGGTAGCATTAAGTGTTGCATCACAGTTACCTATGGTAGTGAACTCTATGGTAACGGCCTTTTCATTCTCTTCATTTACCTTTGCCGCCGCCTTTTTCATGGCTTCGGCTTCAGTATCACAGTGCTCATTGAGCTGCAATATCCTCGGGCCGGTACCCACCAGGACGCTTATCATCTTATTCTCTGCTGCTGCATCCACCTTTCCTACGTTGTAGGAATTAGGATCTGCTGCCATGATAGCCTTGTTGGCTTCTGTCTGGGCTTTCTTGGCCGCTGTCTCCTCCTTTGTCTTTTTGGCTGTATTCTTGGTGGCATCAGTATTTGTGTACTGTACCGTCGCGCCGGTGTAAGTACCTACCAGAGTGCTGTTCCAGGAGTATGATTCTATGTCCTTCGGTGTAAATGTTGTTTTTACCCCTCCTGCCTCGTAGATCTTCTTATCGAAGATCACAAGTCCGGTCTTGTACACCTTGAGGCACAGTCCCTGGTGCTTGCAAAGATCATAAAGGAATTCGCTGTCCGTCTGATCTGACTGTTCCACCACAGTGATGATAGGCTCATCAGCCCAGTAATACAGATTCATCATTCCGTATTCTGCCATCTTCTCCTGTGCGATCTGTTTCAGGGTGACATTATTCCATACTTTTGATCTCTTCGTTGCCGTAAAAGATGATGACGCTGGAATAGATATCGCCTTGATCGTGCAGACGCTTGGCGGACCGGAGAATGTGATATCATCCACTGTAAAATTACCTGCATGATAATTTGACCATGATGAAGGATTGTTCCATCCGGCAAATGTCAGCGCCACCTCAAGGTTATGCTCTTTCTCGATCACCGTATTCATCCTGAGCCAGTTCGCTGCGGATCCGGCGAAAGTGAGGGTTATCTCATCAGAGCGCCCCTGGTCATTATCTGTGTAATCGATGCTTTCTACCCTGTCTGTCAGTCCCACTTCCTGCCCGTCATAGAAAATGAGCGGAACGACTCTTCTCGCATTAGCCATTCAGAACCGACCTCCAATCCGGGAAATCCGAATCAACATTTTCGGTAGTAAATGATTCCCTTGCAGGTATCGTCACCTCGATGCCTGCCGGGAAGATGAAATAATCTATAAGTGACCGGTTAGCATCCATCAGCTTGTCACACAAATGAGCATCACCATATTGCTTGTAAGCTATGGTGTCGAAGGTGTCCCCGGCTATAGTGATATATGTCTTCTTTTTTGACGCCATACCGTACCTCCTTAATAGCTGAGTCTTCTCTCATCCCTCATGAATCTCTGCATATAACTCTTGAACTGCGAATATGAATCAGCAACAACATTCCTCAGCGTACTCTCGTCCGCGGATCCGCTTATGTTGAATACCGGCGCGAATGTCACCGTCTGGCTTCCACCGCCTATGCCGGTATTGCCTGCTGCCTCCAGCTCTGCTCCGACCTGATTAAAAAGATCTGCTGCACGCTGTGATCTGTTGATGGGGATGATACCTTCATCATCGCCACCCTCACCGATCCAGGACAGTTCCGGAGATCTTACGATTCCACCGGAAGCGTGTTTCTTTATCCCGGTCTTGCCTATTGCCTCAGCACTTACGATAGTGGATATGGGACGAAAATTAACATTTACGTCTGCGGATACTGTAAATGGTGAGCTAAATTCATTATCCAAAGCTGTTGCGGCGTCAATTCTGAGCTGCCGTGCGGCTCTGTCAACTTCATCCTTGTGATTTGTTATGGAATCACCTAAAGTCTTCGGAATAAAAGCGCCTTGTTCCTCGAGGGTGTCAAGTGCACTCTGATACTCCTCATTCTCGGCTATTGCATCCCCGAGGACTTTGTTCATGGCTTCTATATCACCGCTCAGGGCTTCCAGCATGGTCACATCTTCAAGGCCTTCTTTGAGACTTTCCGGAACTGCCTTACCTGCAGCCTTGTACTCTTCTGCTTTAGCCCGCATCTCATCTATCTGCGGCTGCATTCCATCAAGAAGCTCACGGACAGCGGCCTGAGTTGCCTTATCTACTTCAAAAGACTGTGCAAGCTCAGGACTGGCGAACGCTTCGATTCCATCCATACCTCCGCGCATTTTTGCAAAGGCTTCCTCGAGGACTCCAGGTATCTTTTCCGTGAATGAATCTATCTCTGACCGATATGATGCTTCTACAGTATCAAGGGAATAGTTGAAGCTCTTCTCGCTGAGCGCATCAAGATCCTGTTGTAGCTGTTCATCCATGATCTCTTTTTTACGTTCGTAGGTAGCTCTTGAGATATTTCCTTGATTCTTGTCGTAGGTTATTCCGCCTAGCAGAAAATCGTATCCGGCGTTGTAGTTTTGAGCCTGTTCCTCTATATTCTCGTTTATTTCCTGCTGAAGGTTCTTGTATGAATCTGCTGTAAGGTTTTCGCCGGAATATTTCAGCTTTATTCTTTCAAGTTTCGCTTCGGTCTGAGCTTGTGTGACCTCATTTGTAATGGTTGCAAGTTTCTCCTGCAATTCCCGAATGACTTTTGCTTCGTCCATGTCGACGATACCGTCTTCCATGGCATCGCTGTAGGCTTTACCGAGCTGATTACCCAGTTCTGTGACTTCGGTATACATTCCGTCATAGAGTCCATTAAGTTCTTCGAGAAGTTCCTGACCGTTCTCGTTACCTTCTCCGAACAAAGCCTTGACAGAAATATGAGCTGTATATTTCGCCTGTTCAACTGCTGCCAAACTCTGTGATACCATCGTATCTATAGAGTCCTTAAGCTCCGCTCCGTCTGATTCTGTAAGAGTAAACCCTGCTTTTACCTTCCAGGTGATCCTGTCAATCTTCTTGCTGGCATCGGATAACTTGTCAGCTATGGTATCCAACTTGGCAAGTTCTTCCATCTGTTCAGAAAGGTTTTCTATAAGCTCTGCTCCGATGATGTCTGTAGATATGTCTTTCAAATCCTGGAGCGACAGGGTTATATCTCCAAAATGCTGTGCAAGGTTCGCGTTTTTTGCTTTCCTTGCAGCGATTGCTTCCTGTGTGGCTATTCCGGCTATCGCACCGCCCAGAAGTGCCACACCACCAATGGCAGCCGTGACAGGGTTCGATGCCATAGCAAGGATAAAGCCCTTAATTCCGGCAAGGCCTGCTGTTATTTCACTGGCTACCTTAAGGGTTGTGATCGCTGTACCGATGCCTACTATTGTTCCTACGACCTTGTCACCATTCTCAACTAAGAATTTAGTTGTTGCTATCAGGGGACTTGTGAACTCTGTCAGTGCGTCTTTGCCCTCAAGAAGCTCACGTCTTACTGTTGGCAATGCTTCTGTAAGACCGTTCTCTATAGCGTCTCCAAAGTCATATATTAACTGCGTACCCATTTGAACCGCTTCTCTTATAGGCTCATTTAAGGCGTCATAAATCCGGATGGCATCATCCTGAAGAGCTGAAGTAGCCTTCGCGAGATCTCCCTGAAGGTTATCCATCTTCACATTTGCCATGTTTTCCATGGCGCCCTCGCAGTCATTGAGAGCCCTATTCAGCTCATCCCACTCTGTTACGCCTTCCCTGACTTCTGTGTTAAGTCCCTGAAGGATATCGTTAATGGCGTCAACGTGGAGCTTTCCTCCGAGCTTTGCCAGGGACTCATTGCGTTCTTCATCGGTCATCTCTGAAAGGACGTCATTAAGATCCGAGAACATCTCCTTCATGCCTTTGAAGTTACCTTCGCTGTCAAATGCAGAGAGTCCGAGGCGCTTCATTTCCTTTCCGGCCTGTCCCATTCCGGCAGTCAGGTTTGCCATAACTGCATTAAGGGCGTTGCCTGCCTCAGAACCTTTTATACCTCTGTTGGCAAGGATGCCGAGTACTGTTGCTGAATCCTCTATAGGAACCTTAAGGTTGTTGAGCACACCGCCCACACCTATATATGCTTCCATCAGCATTTCTGCTGTCTGGTTTGATTTATTGTTTGCTGTTGCAGCTACGTCCAGATAACCGGAAAGGTCATCAATGGCGATGCCTGCTGCACTCATGGAGTCTGTTACAAGGTCTGATGTTCGTGCAAGGTCAAGTCCTGTAGCCTCAGAAAGCCTCAGAACGGACGGTAGAGCCTTAATGGAGTCTTCTACCGACCAGCCCGCAAGAGCCATGTATTCAAGGGCGTTAGCTGATTCAGACGCGGTCTTTGAAGTAGATCTTCCCATCTCCATAGCCGCCTGCTTTGCCGCTTCGTACTGAGCCTGAGTTGCCTGTGATGTTGCCGCCCAGGATGACATAGCAGACTCAAAATCAGAACCTACACTTATGGATGCAGCACCTAATGCAGCTGTGGCACCCGCTGCGACCTTCATCGCATTGATGGCAGTGCCTGCTGCCTTAGTGAGTCCTCCCCACATCTTGTCAATTCCCGGACCTGCATCCTGGAATGCTTTCGTCATGGATACAGACTGTCCGGATGCCTGAGCCGCAGCCTTTGCAAGATCACGCATCTGCTTTTTTGTTAAATTGCAAGCCTGGCCGAGGGACTGGTCAACCATTCCCACGATCTGCAGCGCTAACTTGTATTTGCTGTCTGCCATTTCTTACTCTCCTAGACTCATCGTTTTTTCTTGTTTTTCTTGTTTATCTTGATCATCTCTTCCGCTAATTTATAAAGCTCCGATACCGGCATTCTGTAGAGAAAACCGACATCAGAGCTTGTTCTCATTGCAATATTAGCGATTATTCCGCGTATGGAATCGATAGAATCCGATCTCAGACCTTCGCGTAAAAAAAAGTTACTACATACTCCTTAAGCCTTATGGAGTCCCTGGCTCCCATACGGTCGCAGAAATCATAAGGCTTGTGATTACACTTGGCAGCCACGAGCATCGCGTACTGCCTTGTCATTTCAAGTCTTGATCCGGAGAATCCTTTCATAAGCATCTCCCGATCTATATCTACAAGGTCACGTGCAGTAAGCTCCAGAATACCTGATAGGTTGATCTCGGTGATTTCCTCACCGTCATACTTAAACGGATCATTAAGCTTAAACGTCATCATGTCCTTTAATTTCTGTTCTTCATCTTTATTTTCTTCAGCAGTGGGGACAGGAGCTGTATTAACAGCCCCTTCCTCTGCCTTTTCAACGATCTTTTCACTCATAACCTTTTATCCTTTCGCCATTAGCAATAACGGCGGACAGCCTCGAGGAGGTCTGTTCCATCGATCTTACAGATATTGTTGAGCTTATCGATCTCAACTACCTTCTCACCGTCGATCTCGATGAGGATGTAAGTAGCTTCGATCGTAACAGATGCATTCATCGGGTTGCCCGGCTGCATTGAACCGGACTTTGATGATACGCATCTGCCGCCTACCACATAACGGAATCCACACATATCTGAAACACCTGTGGACTTGTTTGTTACCTGGATAGCTCCCCTGATGTTGAGTCTTGCGACCTTCATAGGGTTCATGATGGTTGCCATCTCCTTGTATATTACACGGAAAGGAACCTCCTGCTGGATGGAATCATACTGTCCGATTACCGGAGTATTGTAGGTACCTGCGATGCCGGCACCACTGATGGCTGCCGTAAGGTTATTAAGGTCTGCCAGGGACATCTCACTGGTGATGCCGATGAGCTCGTCTCCGTCCCCGTTATATACCTTGAAATTATTGATGATCTCAGGAATTGACTGTGAATTGATTACTTTTGACATCTTTATTCACCTCCTAATGCATTCTGAAGAAGTGTCGGATCAAACTCGATTGCATTATCGATCTTCTCTGCCGGTGTCCAGAAAGCAATTTTAGTGTCGAAATGGATCTTGCCATTCAGGATGCTTGTGATAGGGTTAGCCTCTTCATCGAAGGAGATAGCGCCGCCTGCAATGTATCCGGCTGATGCGAGTGAGTTGAGATAGATGTTCTCACTGTCTACTACAGCTTCGGTGAGTCTGTAGGATCCGGGATCATCAACCTTGCTCTTGTATGTAAGGATGAAGTGGTTGCGGTACCAGCTCATCATACGTCTGCAAGCTATCCAGCGATCCTTAGGATCCGTAATGCCGGGGAATGCAGATGTGTTGTTGCCCCATGACTTCCAGCCCTGATCGTTAATTGCTGTAACAATACCGTAGCTGTTCACAAGTGCAGCCTGTGAGTTGTCGAGGAGAACCTCTGTACCGTCGTCAAGAACTGCTGCGGTCATGTTAAGGATCTCGTTTGAAGGTGACTTGTAAGGTACATCACCGTGCCTTGCATCGCAGTCAGCTGTCATTGCGGCCCATACTGCCGAGAAGAAGAAGGTCTTATCTCCGAGCTTAACCTTCGGCCAGCAGAGGATCACATGAGGATCGGCTACGCCGAGGTTTGTCTTTGCAGTGAGGAGAGCTGTATAAACAGCGGCGCCGGCTGATGCATTTGCAGCGATATCAACAACTGCTTCGCAAGTGAAGAGGTTATTGAGCTCCTGGCACTTTGATCTTATGACTGCAGCAACAGATGCGTTGTGCGACCATCCAGGTGCAAGGATGAGTCCCGGTGTAAGACCGAGTGTAGGATAGATCTGGCGGACAACCTCAAGGCCCTTCTCTTCTCCTGTGGTTGCATTGACACCACCGATGATATCATTTGCGGTTACTCCTGAAGGTGCCAGCTTGTTACCTGCCACGATAACGCTTGTAAGGCCTGTTGTGGCTGCGGTCTCAAGGATAGTGATATCGAGTGATCCATCATCGTTAAATGATGTAACATAATCGGTGTTCTTTGTGAGGGCAGTATCTGCATCTGCCTTAACGGTGAAGCTGCTGTCAACAAGAACGCCCTTTTCGGTCACTTTTGCAACACCATCCACGATGGGAATGGTTCCGCCTGTCATAGCTGTCTTGTGGTTAGCATTTGACGGATCAAGGACATTGATGAAGATCACAGGTGCTATTGCAAATACCCTGAAAGAGGCATCCATTGACTGGCAGAGTGTGTACTTTTCATAGTCATCGCTGTAACCCAGAGCTTTCACCGCCTCTGCGTAAGAGTATGCAATGACGGGCTTGTTGACTGCTGCTGCAGGGTTTTCTACGAGGTTCACCGGTGCTGTTCCGATAACCACCTGAAGAGCTGCGTATCCTTCCACGGGAGTTACAAGCTGAGTTGGATTCTCACTCGTGGAAATCTTGTGTTCATAAGCCATTTTTTATTCCTCCTTGGTTATATTTTGTTAAAACCAGCTTATACATTCTCGCTCTCGCACTGTTCTTGTCCTGAAGTTCTGTCTGAGCTTTGTTGAGTTCTGTCAGAGGGACAATCAGACTTTTGAATGCGGGCATGTCTTCGGCTGCTTTCTTAAGGATCTCAGAAATCCCATTATTAAAGACCGTACCCCTTGCCACTCCCGGGATAGTCGGTCCTATGTATGCTTTTATTTCTTCTGTCTCTGTGGCTTTCTCTGTAGGTTCTTCAACTGCCTCAACAGTCTCTTCCACAGGCTGTGTCTTTGGTTTCTTAATCATATATATTTTCCTCCGCTTTCCCGCTGAATTCCGGGATATGAGAATGTCATGGTGATCGCTCCGAAGAAGTACGGGAAGGTGTCCTCGTCCTGGTGAGCAAATGAGAAATCGCATTCGCAGGTGTACTGATGTGCCAGTAAAGGATCCTTTGCGAAGCGTTCATAGACCTTCCATACCAGGTTCTCAACATCTAAATGTCCCTGATTCTCCGGATCATCATCAAATATTCCGAATTCGACGCCCATAAGGACTTCTACGTTCGCATTAGGTCCTTTGATGTCTCCCTTATCGATCCGGACTACACACCACGGACATTTGAATACCGCCTCTTCAGCCTCTTCCTCTTCGTAGGCTATTGATTCCTCATAATCGGTCTCATAGTCCTTTTTTGATGGAACAGGAAGTGCCTGAGGGAAAACCTTAAGGGATGTGCGGTCTTCGGAGTGGGGCTGTTTGAAGGTCATCCCGCTTGTGATCTTTTCGATCTCCGCTATCAGGGCTTTCTGGAGAAATACCGGCACCCTTCCTCTTGTGTTTATATCCATTTAGCGTCCTCCCAATGCCTTTGCCAGTGCACTTTGCACCTGCTCGTTAAGCTTTTTCCCGATGCTTGGCTCAACGATCGGATAAACCTTCTCGTTGCGGACCATTGCACGGTCTGTCGATCCGAGGATCTGACGAAGCTTCTCCTTACCGTTAGCTGTCATCCGCCCAGCCCGGATAAACATTCCTGTCCTTCCGGAGCCCATGGTGGCGATGAAGGCGCTCTTATAGGTGGTCATGCCTCCGGCTCTCCACTGGGATGACTGCACCTTATACTTCTTCTGCCTTCCCAGCATCCTGTATCCGGTTCCTATCTTCCGGACCTTTACTCCGGTCTTCAGGAACTTCGTGGGCGTTGCCTTTGGTCTTGCACGGAATTTGAGGATACTCGGTACCCTCTGCTGATTACCGAAATCGACCTCCGCACCGAGGTTTGAGACGGTGGCCTGCTTGATCACAGCCCTTTCATACACACCCTTGGTGGCATATACAGACTCTGCCTGGCGTGAAAGCTCTCGCATCGCATACTTCGCTGTCTCATTGACAGCTTTCTTGAAGACCTGCTCCGCAGACTTTCCGGTTACATTCCTCATTGCCTTTATGACATTGTTGGCATCCTCTTCACTGAGGTTGAATCTTATATTCACGCTCATGATGTAATCGCTCCTAAAGTTATGGAGTAGACCGCTCCTTCATCAACTGCATCCGCTATCAGGTAGTCCTTACCGTCAAAAGTAAGTATCCGGCCAACTGCCGGAAGCTTCCCGAATTCTTTCCTGGATACATAAAAAAGGAGCTGTCTCTTGTATATTCCCTCGATACGTCCTTCCTCGATCTGCTTTTTGGATCTCTCTATGATCTCCATGTTATCGACGATGACGTTCATGGTCTTACCATCTACCGTGTGACTCTCACCGAATTCCTCCGGATTTAAGAACACGGCGTCAATATCCTTGAATAACTGCTCCTTGAATCCCATTATTTTCTTTTCCTCACCGGATTATCCGGAATACGTCCTATCAGGTTATCGTCTGTCTCGAGGTTCCCTCTGGCGATCCCGGGAAGCCCCGGCATGGCTGCTGCCATCTTTGCCTTCGGGGGAGTTTCGATCGTATCGGTCTCGTAGGCCGAGCCGCACTCTATCCACTTTTCCTTTTCCTCAGACTCTTCCGGGAGTAAATCCCCCGGAAGATACTGATGGTTATGATAAAAGATCGTTGATATCGCTATCAGCATGGTATCAGCCAATCTTGACAGCGACCGTTGTATCGCCTGCTGCCGCAGCAGCTGCTGCGTAACCTGCCACAGGATAGTAAGATGGTGTTTCTTCACCATTGTTGCTTGCCTCGGTAACACCGTCCCCGTCCCAGTAAAGAGCCTCACCAAGGGTGAGCGCGTTCGTGCTGGACTTGGGAAGTTCAAAAACGCCTGTCACGAGGACAGCGCCGACTTCTTTGCCGGGGATATCAGCGCCGATAACGCCGATTCTTCCCGCTGCTCCGGATGTCAGAACGACAACTGTGTTTGCAGCAATCTTGTTGTTTGTGTCATTAGGATAATCGAGAGCTTCACCTCTCTGGATATATGTTGCTGACATTATTCATTCTCCTTTCTTATCAGACGTTCAGTGAAACGCCCGGGTTCTTAACGATTCCACGGAAGTCACGAACCCAGATGCCTGCGTCGATATATACATCCCAGATGAATCCGAGGGTTCCGGATGCTTCCATACGTCTTACTGTAGGTGTCTTCTTACCGTTCAGGTAATCAACGCCGATAGAAGGAGCCGAAAGAGGATCAGCAACGATGAACCATGGAACCGCATTATTTCCAGCCATAGAATTGAGATGTGGTGACTCAATAACATCGATAGGATAGCTGAGGTTTGCCAGAGGGTTCACGTCATTGTTGTTGGTTCCGGGAACCTGTGCGGAATGAAGGATTGTGTAAAGGCTGAATCCATAACCTACAGGAACAACGATGTGTCTCGGTGTAACGTAGATAGGCTCGCCGAACTGATCCTTCTGGAGCTGCATCTTCAGGATCATTGCCTGGATAGCTGCCACTGAAGGTGCTGTGCCGGATGCGATAAGGTTGCCGTGATCGTTGTGGAAAAGAGTCTTTCCGTCGAAGATCTTGGCGTTTTCCATGATGAGCTTGTAAACAAGCTTGTCAATGGTCTTCTTAGCCTTAACGGCATAGAGTCCGGGCATACGTGTAACAAGGCCGATATCATCATTGATGAATGCCTGTCTTGTCATGGTGAACTGCTTGCCGTAGGTCTTGAGCTTTCCTGAAGGAAGGAGCTCTGTCTGAGGAGCAGAATTCTTGAGCTCGCCGTTCTCAGGAACTTCCTCGAAGTCACCAACTAAGTTGATCACATACTCATGGTCCTTGGTTTCCTTGAAATCGCTCTTGGATCCCTCTGTTACCCACTGCTGGAAAGTAGTAGGCGCGTGGTTATACATTTCCACAATGCTCTTATTCACTGCCGTATCCATGATTGCAGGGAATGCTGCTGATGGATTGAAAGCCTGTCTTGTAAGCTCGTGGAAAAGCTCGTCAGAAGACATTGAACGTACTCTCATGGAATCCATGCCGGATCTGATGAGACATTCCTGGCCGAGTGAGCGGAGATCCATGTTACGGAAGCTCTCTGCGCCTTCTGCTGCGTTTTCAACAGCAACGCCTGATCTCATTACGAGACCGTCAGCTGCTGCTGCTCTGAACTTATCGCCTTCATCCTGTGTAACTCTTGCTCCCATAGGTGCATGGGTCTGTTTGATCTGTTCAAGAACTGCTGCTCTGGTCTGCTCAAGCGTTGAGCCGTTTGCCACATACTGAGTCTCGTCAATGCCGAACTCTCTGCAAAGTGATGTGATCTCAGCAATCCTCTGTCTCTCTGCTGCCACAGCTCTCTGTGCAGCTTCTGCCGGATCCGGATTTGCTCCTTCTTCGCCACCCAGGTTTCTCTGCCCCTGGTTTTCATTTGATGCTGTTGGTGTACCCATTGCATCAAGCTGTCTCTGGCAGTCATCAAACTGGGCCTGCTCCTCCGGTGTCAGATCTCGCTGCTCAGCCTGCGCTGCGTTGAGAAGTTCCTGCTGTCTGGCAAGTAACTGTTCTCTGGTCATTGTCTTTTACCTCCGTGTGTAAAAATGTTTTTGTTGTATTGAAATTGCCGGCTGAAGTAGCCTAGCGATCTCCCTGTGTTACTCTGTTCCTCATCGGAACGTCCGACTCCGACTGTCGAATCAGCCGGAATGGAAACGATGGATATCTCATACGGTATCCACTTCTTAGCCACGGATACCGGGCCTGTGAATCTTCCGTCTGCAGACTTCTTGTTTGCTGCTATATCCTCCCAGATGTCTACCGTATAGCCTACGGACGTGCCCTTTAGCGAACCACCTTTGACCTTCTGGAAGATAACATCTGACTCGGGGTCCTCATCAAATTGAATCTTTGCGATACCTCTGTTATTCTCAATAGACACGCTCAGCGGTTTGCCGATAACCTTGTCCCTGTTATGGTTGAAGAGAACGCATCCGATCTCCTGAAGACGTGTAAGGTCTACACAGCCTTCCGAGTGATCGAGGATCTCGGTACCCCACCATCTTTCATACGGCTCCTCGGAACTGAAGGACAATTCAACTGTCCTGTTCTCCTCATCAATCTGCCGTGTCTGGATGGCGAAGGTCCTTTCAAGGCGCTGTCTCCTCTCTTTCTCCTTATTCCTCTTTTCCACTTGTCATTCCTCCTACAACTACACCCTTCGATGCCGCATACTCCTGAATCTCTGCCATCTCGTCTATCTGCTCCTTCCAGTCCCTTCCGTTCTCAGAAGCGAGCTCTGCGAATGTTTTCTCTCCGGTAGTAAGGGCTGTCTTATTGGCGTTTGCCTCCTTCGCAGGATCAATCCACTTCTTGGGTGCCTTGATCCATTTATGCTCGAGATATGTCTCTTTGTCCGTCCAGAAGTTCTTGATCTGTACCTTACCGGACAGCACGCAGGAAATGACGAAGGTCTCATAGATCTCATCAAGGGCATCCATGAGCATTTCGATGTCTTCTTCGTATGTCATCTCATCCTCGATTATTCCCTGACGTGCCGAGGAATAATTCGATTCAGACATGTCCCTTGACACGGTCTCATAGGACAGACCCTGCCCGGAACCCGTCATACGCATCTGCTGCTTGACAAACTGAGTCGCATCGGTAGCGGCTCCTGCAGGTATAATTGCATCAACATCATCCCCCGGATTCAGATACTGGATCATACCCGGTGTGAGCGTCTTGCCCTGATAACGTTCTCCGTTACCACCATCAGCAAGGTTTGAACGTCCCATGGATGTCGGAAGGGCACGCTTTATGAATACTGACAGACACGCAAGGACACGTTCTTTTACGGACACAGACTGAATAAATTCGTTTATGTCCCTGATCCTCGTGATGGTAGGTGTCATATCAGACATCTCACGGATCTGTGAGGGCCTGCGCTTTGAATACATGAAGATGACATCCTTTGCATCCACGAATTCCGTATTCTCAACGGTATAACCGTCTATCGAATATCTCCGGAAGTAGTATCCTACTGGCTTATTCCATGGGGTATATTCGATTCCGCCAACTACCTTATCGCCTTCATGTTTCGGACTTGATGCCAGAGTGTCCAGCTCGTCCACTTCAAGTGCCTGAAGCTGGAAAGGAATAAAGCCTTCACCGGTGTACCTCTTCAAGAGGATCACACCTCCGTCTACCTTCTTTCTCTCAATGCACATTCGAAGCATCTGGTTCAGATTCTGCGTACCGGTAACATCGCAATTCCTCTTTTTGCACCACTTAAGCCATGCCTTTTCAAGTGCTGCACTTATAACGGCATCACCTGTCATGGACCTTACCCGATAACCGCGACCGAAGACGTTACGCTTGTAAGCCCCGATAACGGAATTCATTACATCGGAATTCTTCTCAAGGTCCCTTGACCGTGCCCTTATGATGTCCCTGTTCCACACATCCTCAGCTTCAGCAGAGTCATTGAATACCCTCCAGTTCTGATTCTGCTTCGAATAGGTCCCGGCATCGTAGCCCTTCTGTAGTTGCAGGGCGTTCCTGTACGCCTGTCTCTTATATGCTGTTTCGGGAGATATCCACCCGATTATGTTGTCTAACCAATTCGCCATATTTATCTCCCGTCAAATATTCCAACGTAGGTGTCACCGAACAGATCTGACTGTTCCTGCACGGCCTGCGCCTCGAGTTCCTTCTTCATGGCACGGAGCTGTGCAAGATCTGCCCTTGTGAGCTGGCGTGATCCTATCTTGTAGCTCTGGCCGCCTACCATGATGGCAAAGATGGCATCATTTACGGCTTTGAGCTGTTCCTGCGGTGTACTGCCGAACTGATTTTCATTTGTATTTGTATCAGCCATATCTTTTATCCTTCCATCCAGTTCTCATTTGCCTGGATCCAGTTCTCCTCCGGGCTTTCGTGCGCCTGCTGCCGCTCCGGTTCATCCCTTACGCCCTGAAGGTGGAGGGATCTTACTCCCATGATCTCAGCTGCTGCCATTGCATAGACCTCGCAGTCTAGGTAATGGTTATCTGCATGGGACGTTTTCGGTACCCATGTATTCCTCGTGACACCATTCTTTTTTACGGTGACCTTCTGCTCTGATGTCACCTGGGCGGCATAATTACCATCACAGCCTTTGTAGACCATCCATGAACCGGTACCGTTGAGCCTCTTCATACGTGCTGCAATGGAATCCTTGAACTGGTCACCGTCAACGATGACCAGAGGCGTACCGTTTGCCCTGCTGTTCTCTTTGTTTATCTTTGAGATCCTGAACCTGTCATTCATCGGTCTTGAGGATCCTTTTACCGGCATCGCCCAGTCTGAATTATCGAGACAGAAGTCGTAAGTTGCATCCGGACGGAATCCGGAATCCACAAGGCACATTCCGACCGCCATCTTTGCACCGGATTCTTTCTCGTACTGAAGATTCATAACCTCTTCGATCTCAGCAAATGAGAATACCTGGCCGTGTGCTATGTTCTGTGATGTTGTGAAGTCTCCCCATGCCCTGATCGTGTAGTACATGGAGGTTTCCTGTATATCTACACCGGCCGTGATGATCTTCGCCCATTCAGGAATCACAAGCTCCGGTGTGTCGGTCTGTCTCTCCATGACGAGATCTTCTGTTGTCTTCAGCTGTGTGTCTTCCCACGGCTCCGCAAGCCATGAGTTTACGAAGTTCTGAAGTTTCTCAGGATCATCCTTGTCATCAAGAAACTCCTCTGCAATGTCAGACCATGTCAAAAAAATGGAATACATGGACGGGATCCAGTAGGCTACTGTCTTGGCTCTGCCTACTCCCCGTTTTTTTACAACTTTCCATCTGCCTTCTCTCAGCATCTTCGGTTTATCAAAATCTGAGATCTCGCATCCGCATTCCTGGCAGATGTAAGTGGCTGTCTGTGCCCTCTCGTGGTGAGACATTTCGGAATCTTTGTCCTCTGTCCACCGGATCTGTTTGAATTTGAGCTCTATCTCTTCCCCGCAGTGAGGGCATTTCACGAAATAGTGCCTTATCTCGTCAGCCTCCTGGGTGTGGGACCAGATGTAATTTGTCTTTATTGTCGGAGTAGATACCTCGTACACCTTCTGCTGCGGCCTGAAGGTCTTTGTACGCTCCATTGCCAGATCATAGGGTGAAGCCTCTTTTGAGGTTGCCCCTCCGAATTTGTCTATCTCATCAAAAAACAGATATTTTATCTGAGTCGATGCAAGCTTTGAAGGAGATCCGGCGCTCCGGAGATATATCCTCATGTTCCGGAACCTGAGCTCCAGTTCCTTTGATTCATTCTCAAGGAACAGCTTTTTCAGCTTCGGTACGAGCCTTATCGATGGCTGTAATCTGTTATTTGATATCTGTTTCGCAAGCTCGTCAGAAGGATATACGAACATGGTGGGCGCTGATGCCCTGTCCAGGATGTAAAAAACGATATTCTGTATCGCTTCGGTACCTCCGAGCTGTGCACCCTTGCAAAGGATCACTTTTCGGATGTACAGATCATTGAAGGTGTCCATGATCTCTCGGAGATAAGGAGTAACATCATTCGACCACGGTCCCGGAAGGTTATTGGAACCATCAAGGACTCTGTTCTCTTCCGCCCACTCAGATACTGTCTGGAGCTTTTCTACAGTCAGGCATCTCTTGATGACACGCCTGAACAGATTTGCTGTTTTTATCCTCGATCTGCTCCTCTGACTCATCCTTCATCACCTTCGTCTTCATCCTCGTAGTCGGTGAGGTCTTCCATATCATCCTCGTATGTGCCCTGCTGCTGCCCGTCGATCTCATCCGGATCATATTTACTAAGCGCATCCAATGCGTTGTTCACATTTTTTCTCAGGATATCGATAATCTCGTTGATATCCTTGATGCCAGCTACCTGCATGGCCGCCTTCTGGGGCAATGCCTCAAGCCTGCTCCGGAAAGCCAGGATCATATTCATGAGATATGACTCTACGTCAGCAGACTCATGGAGCTCCCTCCGGAGTTTCCTAAGCTTCAGAAGTGAAATCTCTCGCTTTACCTCTTCGTGCTCTGCGGAAACCTTCTCTTTGTCGATGATGGAGCGTCTTCCGGTCTCGTCATTGACCTTGTACTGTATGTATTCCTTGATGCATTTTTCCAGGTTGTACTTTTTCTCTCCGGCCTTCAGCTGGAATAGACCGTTTGTCTTTAAATTTCTGACCTGTCTCGGGGAAATTCCGAGGCATTCAGCAAGCATTTTTTGCGTAACCTCCATGATCCCCTCCGAAAAAACTTATGCACTCCCTTAAATTTCCTCTTTTACGTGCAAAAAAATGTACATCAAAATTAAAATATTTTTTCGCCTTATTATGTAAAGAAAATCCGATTTTTATTTTATTCTGACCTCAACCTCATTCCGAGGAAGGAAGTGCACCAAAATTTTTCATTTTACAGCCAAAAACCACGCGACTCGCCGGACCCGCAGCGTTATACCCACCAGGAAGTACCTACTGCCTCCTCCGGTCATCACGTGACCTCTTTTCATAGCAACAAAAAGGCGGGGCGTGTTTTGTCTTGGCTTGCCCCGCCTGAAGTATTTGTATACCGGCTTCTTCTGCTCCGGTTCCCAGAAAGGATTGTGCATTTTTGTTTAGCGACTGTCGATCGCTCTGCAGCTTATCCCCAGCTGCTGTTTAGTAAAAACGTTGACGCCCGTTAAGCGTAACGAAATTCCTGCGCAAACAAAAAGAGAACTCGGCGTCTCCGCCTTGTCCTCTTCGTTCAGCATATACTATAGCACAGGTCTTATATGCAATTAAATGCAATCTTTTACTTTTCTGCTTTTTCCAGCATATAGAATATCACAGATGCCGTATGCAATTCTATGCAATCTTTATCAGCACAGGTTTAATTTTCCGAAATCGTTCAGGGCATCGCCGTGGATCTGGAATACTCGTCTTATGCTGATGTGCATCTCATTTGCTATATTCTCCCAGGGCAGACAGTCAACATACCTGAATACCAGAATCGTAGCTTCCTGCTCATTCTTCAGGGAATTGATCTCTGAGGTTATCCTCTTCTTTCTTTCCTGAAGTACAACCATCTCGTGAGAGATCTCGTTCTGGAGTTCAATCAATCTCGCTATCCCTCCGGGCATCCTGTCCTGGGGAGTGGACTGGATCCTGTCAGCGGAATAGTCGATAGCCTTCAGCCCGCCGATCTCGATCTGAAGTTCTTCTATCCTTCTCTTATGCTGCTTGATCTCAATATCAAGTCTGTGAATCTGCTGCAAATATTCTTTCGCTGACATTACGTCCCCTCCCTAAAACATAATAAACAAAATGATTCCGAACAGTATCGCTGCGAATATCACTGCCGGTATCAGCATTATCATTCCCATGCTACATACTCCTCACTGCTGCGATCAGCATCAAAGTGATAAATGCCGCACCTACTGCTGCGTAGATTTTCTTTAAAAGCTTTTCCTCATCCATCCTGTTTTCACCTCTGCTTTCCCGCACTCATACATTGTTTCTGATTTCCTCAATTTTCGTCCACATTCCGGGCAAAACATCATTCTGCTGCCGCTTATGTTCAAACGCCCGGAAAATATGCCGTCAACCCTTGTTTCTTGTGTAAGCGTTATTTTTAGCGTATTTCTTATTTTTCTTTTGCTTTCATGCCGCTTTGCTTGCTCTTTCAGCCATTTTATATTTTCACAAGTCTTGCATTTGCCCGCTTTCATTCGCTTTTTCCTCGTATTCCGTCATGACAGTATCTAACATCATTGCCCCGCAATGATTGCAAAATTTAAAATGTTCTTTCATGAATTCGGCCTTCCCAACATAGCCGAGCGTTTTAGGGGTATTATTACATTCCGAACAGTACCAGTT